AACAGAGTATATACAATTAACAATGAAACAACTGCCATTTTTGGTGGTAACTACGTAGAAGTTCCTTCGACTAGACTAAACTTTACGTTAAGTGCGGATTCTACTGGCGTTCAAGGTTCAGTTTCCGAAGTACTAGAAAATATTCCTTCTTTTGATATTTCCTCCAATCAATTTGATGATACCGTTGCAATCGGGGTATTTAAACTTCGTCAGTCTGTATTTTCTCCCGATACAATCGCTTTAGATTATGTTTTACAAGAAAGCTATACAGGGTCTTTTGATTCGAATAGACAGATTAATAGTGAAAACGGTGGACCTGCTGTTAATTTTTCGATCGAACAATCCAATGCCGGGTCATTTAATACCACGGTAATTGTTAACCCATATATTGCTAATAAAAACGATACAACATGGTTAAACCTTTCTGGAATTCCTGATAAAAAGGTTCGTTTCCTTAGCCACGACTTGGCTACACCTCTTGCCGGCGAAACAGCCCTTGAATATACAGCCCGTGTTGGCGCACCTCAAGCAAGCGTTCAAGCTATGTTAGCTGCATTAGGTAGCACAGCAGCTCTTTATCCGTTAGGTGACTATGATAATCAAGATTTAGCAACTAAGATTATTGGTAATCTACCTCTCAAGCTTACAAATGCCACAGAAAGAGTTAATAACGTAGATCTTTATCCAATTACGATTACAGTAGAAGCCGGGTTAGGTACAATTTATGCTAATTCCTTTAATCCTTCTACATATACATACTTTGATGAAACTGCACCGTTTGATGAACTAGTAGATTCATTAAAAGTACAAAACCCTGCTACACTTCCTGTAGGAGTAACTCGTTATAATGCCGCAGTACAACCTCTTTTAAATCTCGCAGAAGCTAGAAAAGATCATCTTTTAGTTCTCGATTCTATCTCGAATATATTTGTACAAGGTGCAAATGTTAAAACATTAGATATCCGTGGAATGAGCTTCTCAGATGATATTTATTGGCCGCTAAAGAATCAGTTTGCCGCTTACAATACAAGTTATGCTTGTACGTTTGCCAATTGTATCCAGGTAACAGATGCTGCTACCGATCAACAAGTCTGGGTTCCGTTTTCAGGCTTTGCAGCCGCTGCAATGGCTAAGACCGATAACAATTATCAACCTTGGTACGCCCCGGCTGGGTTCTCCCGCGGTGTGGTAGTTGGTGCAAATGATGTAGCTATCTATCCTAAGCAAAAACAACGCGATCAATTGTATAAGATTAATATTAATCCTGTTGCGTTCTTTCCTTCTGAAGGCTTTGTAATCTTTGGACAGAAAACCTTACAAAAGAAGCCAAGCGCATTTGATAGAATTAATGTTCGTAGGTTGTTCCTCAATCTCGAATCTGCAACACGCGATACTTTAAAATATTTTGTATTCGAACCCAATACACTCTTTACTCGTACACAGGTTATTAATACTATCAGTCCCTTGTTTGAAAACGCAAAGAACACGCAAGGAATATATGATTACCTAATCATATGTGATGAACGTAATAATACACCTGCAGTAATAGATGATAACACATTAGTTATTGACATTTACATTAAACCAGTAAGAACAGCAGAGTACATCCTTTGCAACTTCTATGCTACTAGAACCGGAACAAACTTCCAGGAGATAGTGTCATAAATGGTGAAGGGTAATAAATAATTTTATGGCAGACGTAAATCAATTAATTACAGACTTTTACAGGGTAGCGACAACCCGCGAATTTGCACGTGACTTTAATTTTCGTGTACTTTCTATTAATACTGGTGGTGCAAGCACCGTAACATTTGATGAAAACGATCTAGTTTATGTAAAGACAGCTACCTTACCTGCCCGCTCTATTACTAATGTTCCTGTTCCATACATGGGATTAAACTTTAACTTACCCGGTAATGCTACATATCCTAATAGTGATGGTTACGAATTGACATTTTATGCTGATGCGCAGTCTCAAATCCGTCAGAAATTTGAACAGTGGTCAACAGACATTTTTAATGATGCAAATTCCACTGGAAATTATTTTTCTCCTAAGCAAACCGCTATTATCGACTTAGTTCAGCTAGATAATGAATTAAACAGCGTTGGTCAATATCAACTAGTTGGTGTTTCTGTTAGAAATGTCGGCCCTCTTCAGTATAATATTGCCACCGGTACCGGTGAGACAATTGAATTTACTGCTACTGTCTCCTATCATTATTGGAGAAAGCTTAGCTAATTAGTAGTTTAGATCTAAATAATTAGGTGAACAACCCGTTTACCAGTGCTTTAAATTCACTCGGTCAAAATTTCGCAGATTTAGGTAGAGGAACAAATGCCTCTTTTGCTCCCCAAGCAATAAATCTCTTTGGTTTTAATATACCCGGGGTACCAATTATTTCACCGAGAGATTATTTCTTGGTTCAAATGGAATCATGGTTTACCTCGATTCCTAATACCACCCAATGGATTATAGTCATAGATAATTACCCCCCCGCATTAAGAAGTAGTGTCATTCAAGGGTTGGAAAGAACCGATGGTAGTAAAAAGGGATTTGATATAGATACGGCCCGGGCAATTTTAAATAGTTTTCCCTTACAAAAGATAGTAGGGTGTTTGTTTGCACATGCAATTACCATACCCACAGAACAATTTGCTGTAAGTACAGCTTCAATTAATAATAATAGAGGGTTCTTACCCGGGGTACTAGGGGGACCGAGATTATCTGAAGCACCGGAAATGGTAATTGAGTTTAGAGAAACAAACACTTCATTTGTTGATTTTGTTCTTAGACCTTGGGTTATTTTAGGATCACATTTCGGTATGGCAGCTCGCCCCGGTGATGTGCAAGGTAATAAAGACCCAAGAAATATGAAAGTTAATATGACTTTACTTGAATATACCAGAACCTACCAAGGTATTTCCATGATACCTAGAAAAGTATTTAACTTTTTTAATTGTATGCCATTTCAAATATCTGAACAATCACTAGATTATTCAGATGAAAAGCTAACCACTTACAGCACAAGGTGGACGTATTCTAATTATACATTAGAAAACAATCTTTACTTGCCTATTGCTGACATAGTTAATAGAATATCTAATGGATCTATTCCTAGAATTACAAGCTTCCAAAACGGACTTGGGAATATAAATCCTTTAGGGTTCTTATAATGTCATTTTATTTAAATTTTGAGCCACCTACTTTAAAAACATCGCTTAAAATAAAAGAATTGTCTTTTAAGCAATTTAAAGACCTTAACAAATACATCCTATCCGATAAAAACGAATTTATTGAGTATTATTTTAATAATATTTTATTTGAAAATTTAGAGAATAAAAATTTTTATTACAAACTTTCTAATTTTGATAAATTTTGTTGTTTACTTTTGCTTAGAAGTGTAAGTATTTCCCCTGAATTAGAGATGTTTCAAAAAAAGCAGAATGTAAAGATATCTGTTACTGATTTTTTAAATAGTTGTTTAAATTTTAAGCAAATATTTAATAAAACCATTACTCACCAAAATTTAGAAGTTATATTCGGTCTTCCTAATAATTTTATTATTGAGAATTTTTTAGAATTACCTCATTTAATGATTAAAAGTGTAAAAATCGACGACTCTACTTACAATTTTGATGATATTGAAATAAATTTAAAAAATGAAATAATTGAATCATTACCCGGTAACGTTATTTTTGAAATAAAAACGTTTTTTGATGAAGTAGTTGAAAGTTTTAAAAATTTAGAATTTAAAATACCAACATTAGATGAGGCGTTAGTTTTAAATCCATATGACGGTACTTTATTAGAGCTTTTAAAATTAGTTTTTAGAGCTAATTTGTCAAATATTTACGAAATGCAGTATATCTTAGTAAGTAAATTGCACTACACACCAGAATACTTAGACAACAATACGTTTGCAGAGAACTTATTGGTAATTAGACTATTTGAGGATGAAATAAAGAGACAAGAAGAACAAAGTAAGAAGTCAAAAACACCTAATATACCTATTAACCCTGGAAAACTATAGTCCCCGTATAAATTATTAAGTGAGCAGTAATTCAGTTTTAGACAAAATAAAACAGATAGCTATTTCTAATAAGGTTAATGTCTTTGCCCGGTCTTTAAATTCTGAAGTCGCGCTAGTTCCTCTAACCATAAGACAGCAAAAAAGCATTATTAAAACAGCATTAGATGTTATTCTTTCTCCTATTACATTCTCTCTTGCTACATCGGAAATAATTAAAGAAAATTTACAATCTAAAAGTAATCTATCTATTTTAGATAAGCCCTTAATATTGCTTGCATTAAGGACTAATTCTTTAGGTTCTAACTATATTTCAGATGGAGAAGAAAAGCTTAATATAGATTTAAATAACTCTCTAAGTAAAAAAGATCCTGTAAACGTAGCAAGTCTTTCTGAAACCCTTACTTTTGATAACTTGGAAATTGTTACCAAAGTACCTTCATTAGAAGAAGATTATAGAATTAATTTAGAATGTAAAAAAGTTTTAGAAACTCGTAAAAGCGCAGACTCTGAAAAAGTTAAAGATTTAATTGGTGAGGTTTATGTCTATGAAATTATTAAATTTATTGATAGTATTAAAATTACTGTTGATAGTAAGATTGATGAAATAAAGTTTAATGTTCTTTCTATTAATCAAAAGGTTGAAACTGTAGAAAGCTTACCGATGGCAGTAACCACTAAATTAATTGAGAGTATTGCTAAGATTAGAAAAGTAGAAAGCGAGCCTCTTAAAGTATTTGTTGGTGATAAAGAAGTTACTTTAAATTTAGACACTGCATTTTTTACAAAAGAATAGCGCAATTTAAGTAGTTTGTTCATAAGTATTAATAGCTTATGGATCCTCAGCAATTTCAGCTATTTCTAGATCAACTAACTAAAATTAGTTCACGTTTAGATGCTATATACAACGAGATGCCTGAAGCAGAAGATAAAAATAAAGATAAAAATAAAGTAGACCGTCTTCAACCTAGAGAAAAAGAAAGACAAAAAGAAATAGCTAAAATCTACTCAAAAGAATTTGAAAAAAATTTTGACAAACTAAACAAAAAGCAAAAAGAATTATATGATGAAAATCAAAAAGTGTTTCAAAAAAATGGAATTAAGGTTAGAATAGAATTTGTATCTAGAGATGTTTTAAGAAACCTTAAAAGAGTATTTTCAGAGAGTGTTGCAGGTTCATTAGCTATGCAAACAACCGGGGGAGGTAAAAAAGGCGGTGGTATGGCAGGAGCAGCTGGTAATTTCTTAGGCGGTCTAGTAGGAGGTGCAGGAATATGGGGTGTTTTAATAGCAGCTATTGCAGCAGTAGGCGGAGTAGCTGTAATATTTTTATTGCTTAAAAATCTTGATAAAATTGCTGCATTTATGAAAGACGCATTGCCTGCAGTTGGTGATTTTCTAGTTAAAGTACTACCACCTGCTATCGAAAGCGCAGGTAAAGCTATGTCTACAGTTATTCTACCGCTTATACAAACAGTAGTAGAAAATATTGTTAAACTAGCAGATACTATTCTTTCTCATATCCCTCCCGTATTAAAGTCTATTGGAGATATTTTATTACCCATTATAAAAGATATTAAAGAATTTTTTATGTATATTGTTGCAAATATTCCTACTATAGTAAATTCATTTTTTGGAGGAATTTCTAAGCTAACTGAAGTCATTTTATCTAATTTACCGCCAATTATGCCTTACATAACGCAAATAGCGGGGTACGTAAAGGAAATAGGGCTTTCCTTAATAGATAAAATTCCCACAATTTTAAATACCTTTAAAGATGTTTTTTTACCAACTTTATCTGCTGTAAAAGATATTTTATTAGCATTAATACCCCCTCTTAAAGATATTTTAGCAAGAGTAATAGATGGGATAACAACTATTGCACCCTACGTTAAAACAATTTTAGTTTCAGCGTTCGAAAATTTTAGAAAAATAGTAGATTCGGTTTTTAGTAGCATTAAGCCTTTAGCAACATTAATTGGCGAAACGCTTCTTGATGCCGTTAAAACCGTTAGGTCGTTTGTAGATCAATTTTTTAATTCATTTAAAACTCTTATAGATTTTGTAAGAGATATAGCCACTAAGGCTCTAAACACAATAGAAAAGGTATTTACTAAATTTAGCGATACTTTTAAATGGCTTATTACTCAAGATCCCGGTCATATTTTTAGAGTAGCAGGTGCGGTAACTGCTTTAGGTTTAGCTGTTGCAACATTCGGTGTTGCACAAGCAGGGGGTAACGTTGCTTCAGCTGCTAGTACATTTTTAACTAGACTAGTAAACGGTAAAACGCCTCTAGAATCAATAATTGCATTCGCTGATAAAAGTGAAAAATTAAAGATTGCCGCTGATAATGTTAATGTGCTGTCGACTGCTATAGCTACATTTACGCAAGAAAAGTATGGTGAAGGATTTATTGATCAGATGAATATTGTAAGTAAAGGGCTTGAACAGATAACTAATGTAAAAGGATTAGAAAAACTAGGTAATTTAAAATATGTAAATGATTTAAAGAAGGTAGAAATACCTACCCAGCAAGTACAGGTTGCAGCTAAAAAAACACCACCTTTAGAAATAATGTCTGACAAAGATGCAGTTTTTGATAGTTTATATACATCAACAACTACACTTAACGACAGTATACTTGAATTAAATACCTCTCTAAATGAAATTAGAGATAGATTAGACAATTCTATAAAAGTACAACAGCAACAAGCTAAGCTTACTGATACAAGTTTAGGCACTTTAAAAGAAATTAGAGATAAAGAGCAATCGAGTAGTAATGTAGTAGTAAATAACAGTTCTAGTCAAATGGTTTTAACTCAAAAATCACAATCTAACTTAGATTTTAGAAGAGGTCTCTTAGCTGTAAACTATTAATAAGTATTATTATGAATCATGTATTTTCAATATCTAGAGGCAGAACAATTGATTCATCTAATTTAAGTGATGCTGAGGTTAATCCTCCGTTGCTTGTAGCTCCAAATGTATCTCAATCAGGAACAGGTATTGCTTCGTCAAATTACGCACAGACAGGTACTACAGTAGACGTTGTTTCTGATTTTTACTGGACCTATTCAAAATTAGCTCAAGCCAGACAAGAGGTACCTAAAATTATTCTTACTGAAAGAAGATTAAAGGCTAATGCTTTAATTTCACAGTTAAAATATTCATTCGGAGCGACTAAAGAAACAGTTACCGCTGCTATTAATAAACTACCAGATGATGTAAAAAATGATATAAATGATTTTTTTAAAACTATTGAAGAAAGTACAGGTATAGGTCAGAAGACCGCAGAATTTACAAATAAATTTGATTTTCTTCAAGACAATAATGATATATATGATAAAAACCCGTATTTAAGACCTTACAGAAACCTCTACATTACAGAACCAACTGGATGGCAATTTATAATGCCTTATTTTGAAAATTTTTCTGGTATGCAATCAAATGCGTTTTCTGATGATGCTCCTAATCCGTTTTTAGGCATTTTAAAAAAAGCAGCAGATGGATTAACCGACCTGGCTAGTACAGCTGCTATACTAAGAGGACCTGCTGCTATAAGTTTTGTAGAAAAATCTAAATTTTATAGCTACAATACAGATGGAGAAGAGCTTTCATTTACTCTTCCTCTAATTAATACAGGTTCTGTATCATTTGATGACGTAATAAGAAACTGGGAATTATTATTTCTTCTACTCTATAACAACAAACCTGCTAGACGAAACACCGCTTTAATCGACCCTCCTAATATCTATCAAGTTGAAATACCCGGGGTAAAATTTTTACCTTTCTGTTACATATCTAGTATAGCAATAGAGTTTCAAGGATCGAGAAGAGAATTAACTTTTGATCTTTCTTACATAGATAATTTAAATATAGAATCTGCATTACCGACATTTCAAGGAGGAGTAGGAAATGCAGTAGGGGGGTTAATAAGAAATTTCCTAAACAATAAAGTAACTGAAACTATAGGGTTTTTTAATCAACCTATACGTAAGAAAATAACTACTATTATTCCTGATGCTTACGTAATTAAAATAACTTTAAAAAGCTTAATTGCCGACTCTAAAAACTTTATGTATTCAATTTTAAATAATACTCCCATAGTAACTACTAGTGTTTCTGATCAAACCGCAGCAGAATCTGTTATACAGGCCCGGGAACAATTAATTATTAACCAGTCTCTAGGAAGATAACATGAATAGCACATTAGGTAATTTTCAGAATAAATTAGCAGATCTTCCAGTCCTTAAAAATTTAAGATACGAGAATATATTTAGAGTTTATACTAATAAAAATAACCAATATTATTACAATTTACTACAATCTGTTTTTATGCCTGAGAATTTAAATGAAGAATATGTATACTATCAATCTATTAATTCAAAGACCCCTTGGACATTAATAAGCTTTAATGCTTACAGAACTGTTGAACTCTGGTGGTTAATTTGTCTTACTAATCAAATATTTAACCCTGTTAAATTTCCTGATAGAGGGACAGTTTTAAAGATAATAAAGCCCCAATATGTACCTAACATATTGAATGAGATAAAGCAAGCATTAAAATAATATATGGCCGATACTATCGCCTACGATTCTAATTTTGAAAACATTATTAACGGTAATAATTACCGTTTTAGTGTGGGGTTGGTTTCTGCAGATGGTAGATATCAAGAATTAAAAATAGCCTCTATAAATTCACTTTCTATAGAAGATCAATTTACTGAGTTTTACCATAAAGGTTATATTATTATTAATAATAGATATGATGGGGTGGAAAGAATTGCGGATGTAAAAAATAGAGAAAAATTAACAACTTCATCTAGTTTTGTTCCAGATAAAGGTTTTATTTTTAGAGGCGATTCACGTGATTATTTATTTATTGATATTATGCCTAAGTTAAATGACACACCGTTTAATTTAAACGACGATGAAAAGGCTTATAAATCGTTTCGATTATTATTTACGTTTTCTATCTATAATACGGAAGAAATTGCAGGCGAATTACCTGGTGAAAAGTTTAAAAAATTATATTTTTGGGATCTTCATTATGATATTTTAAGAAATAAAAATGCTTATTTTTCAACATCTAACTATATTAAGAAATCAGAAATAAATACACTATCTAATGCTGATAGAAGTATACCTACTGGAACTGCTATTAAACACTTTTTAGAAGAGTTCTTTAACAAAGATGATGGGTTATCAATTTATTTTAAAGAAGACGAATTTGATACAGGAAGCACTTCCGTATTTTTTTCTTCACCTGCAAGATTCAAAGGTCTTGATTGTTTAAAATATCTCTTATCAAGACATGTTTCTGATGCAAATAATAATTTTGATCAGGGTTTTTTAAGAAAAAGTAGAAGCGATGGTACTTTTTCATTACAAAGCCTTAGTACATATTTTAAAAAGGCACTTACTAAAAATTCTCAATCTATAGGTCAGTATTTTTTAGAAACCTTTAAATTAGGTGAATATTCTGATGTAAATAATGAATTTGTAATTGAAAGTGTGTCTTTTACCCCGCCTAATGCTTTATATCTAGGAAAATACGGTACTATTAGTAATTTTGTATATGATCCTATGCCTGGCGAATATACCCAACAAGATCTTGTCACAACTTTAGTACACAGCTATAATTTTGATGAAAAATCTTTTAACATAGATCAAGATCGTAATACTATCATGTCTGTGTTATCTGTTTATGGTAAAAACTATGTAGAGCCTTTTAATAAGCTATGTCCTGATGACAACGCATATTTAAATTTTTATCCTGGTGAATACAGACTGCAGCAAAAAAATGTAAAAAATGTTTTAGCTGTTGTTGAAGCAAATGCAGACCAACGTTTAGCTGCAGGTAGAAATAAGGCTATTTTTAATAATATATTTTTAAATAATACCGTATTATTTAAAATACCAGGATCGACTCATAGACAAGCAGGAAGGTTTATAGGTATAAACCGGGATGGAGCAACCGCATACAGTGATTTTGATAGTAAAATTTTAGGGGTTTATTTTGTTTTAGAAGTTAAACACTTATTTGAAGGTAATGATTATTATAACGAATTAAGATGTGTTAAAACATATAGCTATGATAATTTATTTTTAAATACTAACAGTAGATAATATGATAAAGACATCAACAAAAACTCTATATCCCGAGATAGTCGATTCTAATATAGCAAATTCTGTAGAATTTGTAAAGAAATATTCTAATTTTTTACCTAGAATTGGAAGTATTACATACACTACTCCTGGCCAAACACCTGACTCTGTAGTACCTCAATCTTTACCAGGGGTTAAAGAAGATGGTTCTTTTCAAATAGATGCTAGAATTACTGGGTACTCGCCGGATGAACCTACCACAGATCCATATACTGCTCAAAGATTAGCTTCACAATCAAATACCTACGGTAAATTAAGACAAGGATACAGCGTTGCAGTTGACCCAAACATTATTCCTTACGGAAGCAGGGTTTCTATACCAGGGTTAGGAGACAGTTTTATTGCTATGGATACCGGTGGAGCTGTAGTAAGTCGTAAAGCTAGTCAAAGAACCGGTGGTCAGCCTGTAGTAGATGTGTTTTTTGATTCTTACAGCCAGCAGCTTCAATTTGAAAGAACATCTAAACCGGTTTTACCTGTTACTGTTTATCCTCCAGATGGTAGCTTTATTCCTAGTAATGTTCAAACAAATAATGATACTAATGAAGAACAAGAAAAAATAGGTGATTTGACACCTCAATTAGAAACTTCAATTAATTATTGGAACGCTAGAAAAAGCGGTGATCCCGTAACTGCTTTAGTAGAATTTTTCGAACTACTAGATAAAACAGCTTTAAAGGGGTTTAATAATGATTTTATTTTTTATTGGTATAAAAAACTAAACTCTACTATAGATATTGTTAAATCACAGTTAAATATTCAAGACGATTCATTGTTATCAGAGCCTAGTGATAGTATTGGGTTACTAGCAAATGTAAAAACCAAATTTGATGATAATGTTTCACCTATAACCGATGTAGCTCTTAGCTATGGGTCGCCAAATGTAGTTCCCGTCTCTTTAAGAAACAAATTAAGCCCTACTACTAGCAGTGTTATAGATGAGCTTTCTACTAAAAATAGTATTTTAATGAAAGGCAACTTAGTTAATATAGTAAAAACTAGCGATCCAACAAGTATAATTAGCGACACCACACAGTCTCATGGGTTAAATTTAATGACAGATTACTATTTCTACCAGAATTTTTATAAAAATATAGAAACGATAGTTTTAGAACTGTTATCTGATTTTAAAAACACAAACGAATATATTACTTTTTTTAGCAATATAAATGATAAGATAGGATACAATTGTAGAAACTATACAAATAACAATCTTCAACAGATGACTAATATCTCTTTTGAAATGGTTGTTGAAAAATCTAATGAAACTCTAGACATTCTCAAGAATAAATTAAAAGATTCAATGAGCAATGTAACGATTGATAATTCGCTGGGGGTAGCTCAAAAGCAACAGAATAAAACAACTCTTACCACTAAAGAAATTAATGATAAATTTACTTACAAACAGAGAACATTTAATGTTATACCTATTTCTAAAGCCACATCCGCAATTTCTAGTGCAAGAGGGGCTATTCAAAACCTTCAATTACCTAATGCTAATTTATCTAGACTGACTTTAACAGCTCAAAAAACAGGAGTCACACAGTTACCCGGTGCTTCCCAACTTTTGGGTAATGCATCTGGGTTATCTAACTCTATTACTAACTTAGATGCTGTTAAAAGCGTGGGTAACTTAAATATGCCTCTGTCTTTACCTTCCGTTAGTATGGGGTCATTTCCTGAATTAGCCGCAATTGCAACTAATACAAACTTAAGCAACCCCAATCCACAGGCTATTCTTGAAAAAGCAGAAGCCTTAAAAAACACTTTATGCGACTTTAAGTTTCCTGCTATTGGTGAAATTGATTTTGACTCTCTAGTAAATGCTGACATAGATTTTGATCCCGAATCTTTAAGCAAACGTCTTAAAGCAATGCTACCTAAAATTACTTTACCTAAATCTGATGACTTTAAAAAGACGTTTGCTAATCTCAAGCCTAAGTTTAATCAAATTTGGAAAGATTTTTACGCAAAATTCTTTGAATGTAAGAACAAAAACAATAATTTAGCTTGATGGCTCTATATCTATAATTTTAGCACTCTTGTTAGCACTATCAATTAACATTTTAAATACTTGTTCTCTTGTTGCTAATAGCTTTTGATTAGCATCAGCTTCTTTTAATTCTCTTCTAGAAGAAATATCCATTTCTTTTGCTTTAATTAAAGTATCATTTTTCTTATCTGTAACAATAATTTTGTTTAAAGTCTCTATAGCAGTAGATGTTGCAGCAATTAATTCGGCTAGAGATCCTACATCTTTGCTTTCAGGTGCAGAAGATATGTATTCTTTAACATTAGAAACTACTTCTATGCTTTCTTCTACTAGTTTACCGGCCTTTTCGATAACAAATTTTTCCATATCTTCTTTTTTAAGAGGATTAGACTCTTTTTTTGCTTGTTCTGCTTTCTGATTTGCATCATTAAGCTGTTGAAGTAAATCACCTACCATTTCGTTAAGTTCTTCACTCATAATATTATTTATTAAGTATTGATTTTATTAAACTTATATTATAATAAGGTATGTATAATATATCTAAAGATCTAGATCCGAATTTACAGTTTTTACCTGTATTAAAATTCGAAAAAACACACGATTTGGCTAAATTACCTACTAAAAACCATGAATCCGATACAGGATATGATGTCTATTCAATAGAAGACAAGATTATACCGGCTAAAGGATCAAACGTTGTGGGTGTGGGGTTAAGATTTGCTTTAATACCCGAAGGTTATTGGGTAAAGGTAGAATCTAGGAGCGGAATGGGATTTAAGCATGGTATTCTAGCACATCCAGGTGTAATAGACTGTGGATATAGGGGTGACGCTGGGGTAAAACTATATAATCTATCTGATAAAGATTATGATATCAAAATAGGAGATAGAATAGCGCAGTTTGTAGTGTATCTTAATTTTTCTATGCCTATAGAATGGGGTAAAGTAGAGACTAGTGATAGAGGTGAAAAAGGATTTGGCTCTTCCGGTAAATAATGAATCTTGATTTTAGTAATTTATGGGTAGAAAAGTATAGACCCAAGCAGCTTTTAGATTTTACTATATCTGAAAAAAATAAAGCTATTATTGAATCATATAAAAAGCAAAAAGAAATACCTAATTTACTTTTTATCGGTACACCCGGTATTGGTAAAACTACTTTAGCAAAGATTCTCGTAAATGAAGTATTAGAATGTCAATACTTGTATATTAACGCTAGCGATGAAAACGGTATCGATACTATCCGTACTAAAGTTACTAGTTTTGCGCAAACAAAGAGCATTGACGGTAAAATTAAAGTCATTATTTTAGACGAGACTGATGGGCTATCTATAGATGCACAACGCGCCTTAAGAAATACTATAGAAGAATTTGCTAAAATAACAAGATTTATCCTCACTGCTAACTATAAACATAAAGTTATAACAGCTTTACAGAGTAGATGTCAAGGTTTTGATTTAACACCCTCTTTGGACGGTGTTGTGAAGAGATGCGTTTATATTCTTAAAGCTGAAAAAGTTAATATACCTGTAGAAGAAAAACAGAAGTTAATGGAATTTATAAAATCTTTTTATCCTGACTTACGTAAATGTATTAATGAACTTCAAAAGTCCTCTGCTAACGGTACATTAAAGCTTTCTGATGATTTTAACGATGATGTTTTAAAGCTTATTTACGATCAAATAAAATCTAAAAACATTACTACTTTAAGAAAAGCATTAATTGAAAATGAACAACAGTTTAATAGCGATTACGTGGCGTTAATGAGAAATTTATTTAATTTTATAGACAATCAAGACATAGTAATTAACATCAAGAAAAAATATTTACTGCTTTTAGCAGAACATATTTACCGTAGTAGTTTTTGTATTGATCAAGAAATTAATTGCTATACTTGCTTTATAGCGATGTCAGAAGTTATCTCTTAGGTAGATATTTGTAAGTGTAAGAAGCGGGATCTGACTGACCTTGTACAGGACTCGAAGGTATCTTAACATTAGTGTTTAATAATTCGCGATCACCTTTAGAGAGCTTCTTATTACCTAAATCAGACAACTTAGTATCTTTTGGTGTTATAAAAGGTACCTCTTCAGCTTCATCTTTTACTTTCTTAGGCTTTATAAAAGCTTTTCTAGCAGGATCATCTTTTTTAAACACTTCAGGAACTTCCGGCAGATTAGGATAAGAGCTTTTAGGTTGAATCATCCTACCAGGAACAGTAACAAAATCCATATATCTTCCAGGAGCTATTTCAGACGTTATATCCACATTAAAGTCTGTACCGGTATAATCTGTGTTACCAGCACCTTGTACAGCTGGTAATACGTTTTTAATGTTAGTTACTCTCAAGTTTAATCCACTATTTACCATGGACTGAATCTTTTCTTTAGTGTTTTCTCCTAAGCCTTTATACCAAGGATCACTAAATGCACCTTCTCTAAAAACAACTACATCTCCGGCCAGAAGCCCGCCAAGGGTATACCTTTGCATTGCAGATTCAAATAACTCGACAAAATTACGTTTCATTTAAATTATTTATTCTTCCTACTATTAATAAAACTGATTTTAAAAGAATTAAAAGGGTATAAATAATAACGTGGCTACTATTAAAATAGAATCTGTTGCTCAACAAGAAAAACCGCAAAGTAAGTTCACTTATACTGACTTAAAGCTAGACTTGGAGTTTGATTATACTAAAAACAATGAGCTACTTAAAAGAAAAGAAATTAAGGATATAAAGATTGATTATGATTATGCAGCTATTAGAAATTCAATTTTTAATCTACTTAATACTACCCCCGGCCAACGTATTTTAAATCCGTATTTTGGTGTAAATTTACAGAAATATCTTTTTAATAGAGTAACTGAAGTACAAGCGCTTAATATTGGTAATGAAATAGTACAATCTATATCAAAATTTGAACCCAGAGTAGTAGTACAGAACGTAAACGTAGAGGTAGACGAAGTAAATCAACAATATAATATAACTCTAACCTTAGGCCTGGTAAGTATTAATGCTTCTACTAGTTTTAAACTGGTAGGTACATTAAGTAATTCAGGATTCTTTTTTAATAACTAATTATGGCAACAACATTTAACAATTTTGATTTAACACCTACAGGTTATGTAGCGTTCGATGCATTAAGTCTAAAGAGCTTAATAAATGCTAGGTTAAATAGTAAAAACTACTTTACAGATCAAAACTTTGAAGGCAGTAACATATCTTCCGTTATAGATGTGATTGCGTATTCTTATCATGTCCTTATGTTTTACCTTAATAGAACGAGCTCTGAGAGTACTTTTACTACTGCCGAGCTTTATGAAAATATAAACAAGATAGTAAAATTAATTAGCTACAATCCTATAGGGTATCAGACTTCAATACTATCTTTCTTAGCTACTGCCTCTGACGGGCTACCAATTAATATTTATACAATACCAAGATATTCATATTTTACAGTAAATGGTATTAATTATACATTTAATAAGGATGTAACTTTTTCAAAAAATTTATCTTCATCTGAAGTATTGACTGATCTACAAGAAAATAATTTACTTTATCAAGGAATTTATAATGAATATCCAATATATACATCTACAGGTGAGCCTTTTGAAGTCTTAACTGTCACTGTTACTGATCCTAACGGTGCAAATGCAATTATAGATCACTTTAATATTGATGTCTATGTAAGAGATAATACATTATCTACACCAGTTTGGTCCAAATGGGAGCCCACTCAGTCTTTATTTTTAGAAAAATCTAATTCTCAAAAATACGAAATAAGATTAAATGAGAATCAAAGATATGAAATTAAGTTTGGTAATAACGTAACTGGTAAAAAATTAAGTCAAGGTGATAACGTAGCTATTTACTATATTAAATCGAACGGTACTACAGGAGAAGTCGGCCCCGGTGTTCTTGATAACAATAGATTATTTTTCTTTAATACACCTCAATTTAATTCTATTAAAACAGATGTTATACCTAACAATTTAAATTTAATAAACAGCTCTCAAGTGAGTAATGTATCGTTTTCTAACGTAGATGCTTCGACTAAGTTTGTAGATATTGAAACTGTAAGTGATATTAAAACTAATGCTATTAATTCTTTTAGAAGCCAATATAGGTTAATTACATCAGAGGACTTTACTAACTACATAGCTAAAAATTACAGCAATATTATTTCTTCAACTCAAGCCGTTAATAATTGGGATTACATCTCCGGGCACTTAAAGTACTATTTCGATTTAGGTGTTGATAATCCAAATCAGCAAAGTAGAGTTTTATTTAATCAAGTAAAATTTTCTGATTCTTGCAATTTTAACAATATATACATTTATGCGGTACCGAGACTAGAAAAGCTGACTTCACTCACTACAAGAGCAAACTATTTAAATGCAGCTCAAAAACAACTTCTCTTAAATGATTTGCAGCAAGTAAAATTAACAACTGCAGAAATTATTGTTAATGATCCAGTATATGTTGCAGTTGATTTAGGAGTAGCTAGACCAGGGGAGGAGTTAACTCCAGAAATAAGCAACACTACATATCTTGAAATTACTAGAGAAATTACCGCTAAACGCAATCCTGAATCTTTAAAAGACTCTATAAAAAATATAATTGCTTCTTATTTTTCAACTTCTGAGGACAATTTAGGCAAACTTATTAATTTCGGTGAAATTACCAACCAAATATTTGCATTAGAGGGTATTACTGAAATTAATACAATACGAAAACAGGGTAACACTACAATTCGAGTACCTGGTATTAGTTTATTGATATATAATCCTGTTTACCCCTTCAATGATATCACTATTACAACCCAAGATCTTCAACTCCCATATTTTAAATTTCCTTTTTTAAATAATCCTTTAGATTTTGCTGATAAAATTATAGTAGAAACACCCTCCATACAAGTATTACAGTCGGAGTTTTAATGGCTAATCAGCTAAATTACAAATACGTTTACTTCAGCGTACGCGATTACACTGGAAATGAAAAGCTTTCTTCTTACACATTACCTAATACCCCATTAACGTTTGCTCCTGATTTTGTAGTCTCTTTTGTGCCTATTGAGAGATCTAATATTTCTAATAAAAAAGTAATGTGGGATTTTGGAGACGGTACATATTCAACGGATTTAACAGCAACCCATCAATATAAGTGGCCAGGCAATTATAGTCCAAAACTTACTATATATGATAAGTTTGGTAATTCATTTGAAAGCTCTTATCAGCCTACAGTTAACATTTATAATTTTATTTACGATCAGTTAGTATTTGAAGATTATAAAAAATTTATTTATGATGTACCTGCTAGTAAAATTAACGATCCCTTAACTGTTAACAGACAAACTAGTTGGCAATCTTATAATGCTTTAAGCGGCATCGGATATACAGTTAATTTATATGCCTCAGGTGCTGCAGGCGATTATCTAAACGTTGATAATTTTTTTGATGATAAATGGTCACATTTAAGAGCATTAAGCAGGTTTGTAGAGAAGGTACAAATTGGCAGTGAATCGGAGTATAGACCTATTAGACAACAAATAACCTCTAATACAGAAATATACTGTAAAATAAATGAAAATAAAGAACTTCAAATTTGTAACAAAGAAGATAATAATAGCGTTTTTGCGGGTACTACCGGCTCTTGCACATTTTACTATGTAGATGATAGAGCTAAAAACTTTACGTCTCGGGAATTCCCTACCTTTTTATTTGCAACTTTAGACAGCTCTAAATTTGAAGACAAATATGCTTTTTACAATAATGCTTATGAATATTTAGAGTATCCACCTTATGGGTTTCAAATGCTTAAACCTGCAGTTTTGCCTATTATTAAAGTGCGTCATAACCCAGCTCAAAACTTATCAATTTCTACTACTGGTATTGACGGTGAAGGCACACTTTCTTCTACTAAATTTGATATACCTAAAATAAGCTGGGAAAATACGCAAATTCCTTTTGTTGTAAAAATGAAAGATAACGAAAATTTTACAACAAAAACCTATCCCCCTCTGTATTCGTCTACAGTAAACACAGCTTACTCAGGACTAACTAGTTATGATTTAAAATTTGGATTAATTAAACATACTGAAACCGGCATTGAACCCTTTACAGCGGTAGATTTTTATGAAGATTTTACTCCTGATGCACCTCAATCAATAGGTGCGTTTTTTAAAGGCTACTTTGTCCCACAAGAAACCGCTATTAACGTTTCTTTAACCGCATCAATGGTAGTACAAGACCCAATTAACTTTCCTAAAGATAGTCTTATAGGGTGGATAGCAGTTCCTCAGTTCAATGTGTTGTTAAGATTTTTTAACTTACAAATTTATGATTATTGTAAAGGTTATTTAGATTTTACCACTTCTGCAAGCGGTAAATTCTTTTATAACTATGAAAATAGAAATGTTTATTCTATTCAAGTAGCACCTTCAGGATCAATTTTTGGCAGTGATTATCTAACCTGGTTTGCTGATGGCACTACTGACAACTTATTTAAATTTGATAGTAATGGAAATATATTATCTGCATTTTCTTTATCTAGTTATCCTGGTTACGATGCTATTAACCAGGCTTATTACTATACAGATTTAAGATCGCCTATACTCAGCAGTGCAGCTCCGGGTAGTATCGTAATGGATGGTAATAGCGATTTGTGGATAGCGTTGTTTGATGCAGTATCAGCAGTCAAAATTGATAGAACATCTGGCTTTATAAAGGCTATAGCTTATCCAAATACAAGCAATATAGTATATAATTTAAGTTCCGATTATAATTTGCCTCAGCTACAAGGATTTGCAGGCGAAAACTTACTTTTACCAGCCAGTATAGATGCTGATATTAATAATAATATTTGGATCACCTATACACATCCAGTATCTAACTTTTTAGTAAAATATGATACTAATGGTAATATTCTTAAAACAGTTACATTTCCCACCTTACACTCACCGGTAGAACTATGTATTGATAGAAACAGATTTGTATGGCTTACAACCTATAATTTAACTACTTCAGCAAAAGCATTAACAGCTAGAAATGATTATCTATACAAATACGATACCGATGGTAATATTGTACCCGGATATCCGTTATCAGGATTTAAGCTTATTGGTAATATTGCTGTCGACGGCCAACAAAATGCATGGGTAGCACAAGACAGACACACCCTTACAAAAATAGACGGTGCTACAAGAGCGCAAACAAATTATATTGCAGGGTCTGCTAATAACACTAATTACATTCAAAGCTTTGGAGGTATCGCATGTGATACTTCTTCCTTTATATGGGCTATTAATAATTTTGATAAAAAAATATATTTTATTGATGCAACAGAAGCACCTAAGCCCATTGAAGAGGTGCCTTACATAGATCTCGTAATGCCTGGTTCAAGTTTAGAAAACCCCGTATCAACATTTGAAGAAAAGTCATTTCAAGCGTATGGAGATTGGTTAGGAAGCAGATGGTTAAATAAATATATTGATAGTAGTAATACCGTAAGAGTGCTTACAGGTGAATCTAATCTTTTTAACCTTTACCCTCTAGAGGGAGAATATAATATATCTAAAGTTAATGAAGACTTTGATTCAGAAGCATATTACAAATCCTTAATTCTAAGTGAAAGCTTAGAAGACAAATACGTTTTCTTCAATAATTTTCTTGGAACTATAGTAGGAAATATCTCTTCTCAACCGTACGAATTAGGTAAAACGGTTTATGAAAAAATTGCCAACTATGTTTCTAATCATGTAGATGTAGATACGAGTAACTTAGATCAGCTTTTATCGTTATGTAAAGAGTTATCTGTTCAGTTTGAGCAATATAATTATCCATTTCCTCCACAGCTTACTAGATTAATAAACATATTGTCTATTAAGCATAAAAAGTTATGGGGGGAAAGAAATAAATTTAATCTTCAATTTGAAAATTACGGGCTAAGTACAAATAAAAATTTAGGTACTCAACTATCTACTCTTACAAGCTCTATTTCTTCAGGAATACCTATTGTAGCGTATGAAAAGTTTTCAGATACTTTTTTGTTAATAAACAATGTAGAAATATTATCATCCAATAACAGCTATATTCCGTTCGGTATACCGGTTTCACTTTCTTCTTTTTCTTATGATTGGGGGTGGGGATTAGTAGCTCCTAGATCTCTGTCTGGAGATAGAATTTCAGATTATTATAGCTTCTTTACTTACATACCACAATATGAAAATTCTTTTAAAGAAAATATAATAGATTGGAGTAACCCATTAACAACTCTTTCATTTACTAATAGCTCTTTTAAAGACTGGAGTAAAGACAACGGTATTATGCAAAATATGATAAGCTACGATCTTACTAAAGGACTTCGCTTGTTTTTAAGTGCTAGCGACTTAGTATACAACAATTAAATATTTAAATGTTAGATTCAAGTAGATACACAGACGAGAGACTTTCTAATTCTATTACTTCTTCTGAAAAATTAGAATTTCCTATTGATCAAACAGAGCCATTAACCTTTAAAGAATGGTTAAAATACAACAATACACTTTTTACAAACGCTAACGATTTTTTAACCAGATATCAATCTTATCTTAACAATTGGTATACATCTAAAAATGTAAGTACTTCTTCAAGCGAAGACATAATAAAACAAATGTATGTTTCTTTAATAAATGAAATAGTTTTAACCTATACTTCTTCTGATGAAAAAAGATGGCTTCAAAACATTGATTTTACAAACTCTAAAGATCTTGCTGTTGCTATTCCTTTTTTTGCCCAGAAAATAAAAGAAATATGTCTTTATTACAGTACATTAAGAGATGATGTAGGTACTTCACAACTTAGATATAGTTTAAAAGGATCAAACTACGGTATAGAGAAACTAGTATATAATGAAATCTCTAAATCTTTAGAAACAGAAGACCTTACTGACTTTATACGCACTCTTTCACTATCTTTATCAAACATACGAAATAATTTAGTAATAGAAATAGAAGACCTCTATGATTTATATCCATCTTATCTTGATGTAAGTTACAATAAACCCGCTTCTACGTATAATGCAACTGGTATAAGAAGTGAATATTTTGATTATAACAAATACAATATTGATCCGTTAATTCAAATCGATTTAAACCAATCAATAGTGGCTGCAATTACTTCTTATCCTTTCTTTTTATTAGAACTAGGGGATAATAATTTTAGTATTACGCCACAAGTCAGTCCTTCTGATTTAAATCTTTTAAAAGATAGTGATTTTATAAATACAGTTAATAATGATCAAGCATCAAATTTAAACATTAACATAGAGCAACTGCAGCTTAAAAAATTTATTGGTACAGACTTTTACTATCTATCTACCGGTTCAACTAAAACTAGTATTGCTTCTGGGGTGTTAGCTATAGCAAATAATCCGTTTGCAAACTATCTTAATAAGAGATATCCCGCTGTAGCAGCAATACCAGAATTAAGCTATACTAAAACTGCAAAACAACTGGGGTTATTTTTTAAGCCAGATAAATTAGGAATTTCAAACTTTAATTGTTTTGGCATAGATACAGCTGTAGATTATTCCTCTTTAAGTGCAAATACACTGTACGTTTTTCCGGATCCATCTAAATTTGGAAACGTTTCAGGGTTATCACAAGAAGAATTTAAATATCCTTTATTAATTTTAGAAAAAAATTATCTTAATAAAGTAGATTTTTCTAATCAATATATGTTTGGTGAAAGTGACACTAGCCCCTACCAGCAAATATATAGAGCTTATGAGGGCAGAGAACAAACTTTACAGTATACAAATCAAGGACAATCAAGATTTGTTGATGCTCAAGACTTTTTTAAAGGCGATATAAGATCTATTTGGGCTAACGAAGATGTTTTTCCTATTGTACCTAAAAATTATTTTCCTATAGGAGAAAGATTAGAAAAATTATTCTCTTTAAACAAAACATTAGTAACATTTAAAACAGACATCTACGGCAACAACTACAGCTTATATAAAAGCATTCACCCCTCTAAAAAGTTATCCAATACATTTAATCCAGGAGGTGATGGCGGTATAAAATATTGCAAAATTTTAGACGGCTATACGTTTTATGATAATGTATCCGGATATAATTTTGATTGGACAGAAGTAGACCCGGATAAAAATTACTCCGGCGTTATTTTAAAGACGACTACTAATATTCCACCGGGCACGGGGTACTTTACACGAGCTGACACTTTAACGGGGGTGAATCCTCTGTCTGCACAATATTATAATATGGGAATTCCCTTATTTGCCCTCTCTGGCACAATAACACCAATTATTTCATACAGATTTCAACCAGAAACGTTTTGTAGTGATACTTTAGAAACGATATATATTTGTAATACCTATGATAGTGTAGAGTTATTTGGTAAAGGCGGGGTAGTACTACCAGATGTAAGTTCAGATTTACCTTCTTATAATGCTCAAACAGATGATTTATATTATAATGCTTTAATTGAGTGTGGGGCATCCCCCACCGGACCTGGATACCGACCTAATTTTGAAAACTTACCTTTTTTTACGTTTACTCCGTATTTTACTGCAGTAAAAAGCGTCGAAGGTGGTAGATTTTTAGTGAGAGGCGTACAGCCTTGCGGAGATATTGTTGCATCTAGAAATGTTACTTATTCGGAAAAAAATAATTTCTTAAATTATAAGTTACCTAACAGAGATACCAGAGTAATTGAAGGTATATCTGGCTCTTCTTATAAAAAATCTATATATGAGGTAAAATATAAAGAATTTGGCGATTGTTATTTTAGAGATATAAATAGCTTACAAATCCTTCCTCTTTCACAAGCTTTAAGTGGCCTGTTCCTTACTTACACTACAGATATTTTATCTGAACTAGAGTATAAATTGATAAACATAGATGTATTTTACGATACAATTCAATTAGAAACAGAAAACTACCTTGTATTTGATAAGTTAAAATTTGATTATAATACTAATATCATAGAGAATGTTACTAAATCTAATGCATTCTTTTACAGAGGCAATAATAAAAAATTTGAGCACTTTTCAACTGTTTGGTTTGATGAACAATTAAATAATCTATATTTTTGTAAAACTGTTCTGTATCCTGAATTAAGCGCAACAAATAAAAAGATTATTTATCCTGAAATTTACTCAATTAATAATAAT